GTATACTTGTTTGTCGGCGATGAGGCTGCGGACAATCTCTCTCAGAAGGACAGTGGGGAGAAGAATGGCCCGTAGGTCGGTGTCGTCCGGCCCGTATATGAATACCCAGTACTCAGCCTCGGAGGTCGAGATGCCCGATGGCTTTCCTCGACACTGAAATTCTACAAAGACACGCCCGGTTTTGTGAGCCTTGAAGTCCCGCTTGCATTCTATAGTGTCCCCAGTCAGCAAGCCAGCAAACCACTTCTCGGCTTGTTGTCCGCGCTTGAGGTCGTACCGGAAGTCTGAGTTGTGCAGCATTACTCGTCGTATGCCTCCGCCAGCCAAGTCAGGTATACAATCGCCTTCTCGACATCCTCCTTACCGTTCTTGTAAGGGTGCCGCCAGACGTACTTCAAAGCATTACCAGTGCAATAATTACGGAAACCTTCAGGGCCAAGTGCCGCGTGAATTGCGTCAATGCACTCAATACCAGACTGATTGTAGTGTGCAGGGCGGTTGACCGAGTCATCCAACGCCCCTTCAAGCATGCTACCCAAAGAAGTTTCGGGCCGCGACCTCATCGACCTGTTCCTGACTTCTTCTTCTTCGAGCATCATCCGGGTCTTCATGTACTCTTCGTGCGGCACATGCTTTCCTGTACTTGACATAACAACTCTCCCCCCATCTACCACCGTGGTGGACGTAGTCTCCTGTCGCGAGTGCGACCCAGTCGTTATCACGGGCTTGGAACCGCTCTCCACAACCGGAGCATGTAAGCCACTGGGTGGCTGTGCTGACCGTCGGGTCATTCTTACGAGTCCTGCGCCTGTTCCGTGATGGAGTCACCTCTGTTTCCCCTTACCGCCGTCTCTGCCCCCATAAGGAATAGAAACCATGCTACCTCATCCTCCGGGATGTCAAAAGCCGCGAGGTTAGCGACGGCAGCTTTGAACCACTCCACCATCTTTTCCTCGTGAAAGTCGATTTCGCCGTCTTGGTCTTCCCAAATAAGCCGCTGAATGGGACCGCCCTCCTTGTTGGGTGGAAGGAAACTCAGAGAACGGCCCCTTCTCACAGCGCGAATGGTGAAAGACATCGCCAATCGACAATCTTACTGTAACCAGCAACTGTGTATTCGTCAATCAGCAAAGATGTATGGGTTTTAGGCTTGCTTATATTGTCTCATGCGGTACCATAATGGGCGCTTGCGGGTTTTCCTTGCGCACCTGCAAGCGTTTCCTCCCCAACTTGAGGTCGTTCATCACCTGAGCGGCCTCATTTTTTTTGTAATATAGGGTGGGGGTAGGGACTCCTACGGCCTTCTGGGAAATTAAGTGGGGTTACCTATGAGCAAAAGGGCGGCTTTTGTCAGTTTTTGGGGATTATTGGCGTGTAATAGTATGTATACGCGTGTGCGTGCGTGCGTGCGTGCAGGGGGGTGCGGGGGTGCGCGTGTGTGCGTGCGTGCGCCAGCGGGTCCACGCCCACGCGTGTGTGCGCGCGCCCACGATGCGAAGGTGTCCCGTCCGCCACGGGACCAGAATCCAATGTTTTCAACTATTTAGCAAACAAATCTACGACCCGCTCGTCGCCCAATGCTGCGCTAAGTGCTTGTTTCAATTCGGTTTCTGCCTGTTTTTGGGTCACGGTCGCGTTCGTCTCCACCCGCTCGGCCCCGAATGCGTCCACGCCGTCGAGCTTGCCCACAAGCTCCCACGCCCTCACACGCGCCGCCGGGCTTTCGGCCATCGTCGCCTCGCGCAGCAGCCCCTCTTGCACACGCTGACGCAGCGAGACCCCCTGCGTGCGGTGCTGAGCCATCTTGGCGTCATTCAGGTCAGTCACCCTTTGGGCGACCTTCGGGTTGTCGAGCAGCTTGCACGCCTCGACGTGGACGGTGCTGGGCTTGGTCCCTTCGCTGACGTTGTAGGCTGCGCGGTATGCTGCGCTGGCGTTCCCTGCTTCGTCACCACTGGTGTAGGCACGGGCGAACGCTTCCTGCTTGGCGGTGAGGCCGGTTTGTTTCTTCAGGCTCATGTCGTCAATCCTTTCTGGCCCCAGTGTATACTCCCCCCCCTGTGAAGCGCCATTATTCCCACGCCGCCCTGCGGCTCAGACCCCAGTAAAAAAATTTTATACTTTTTTTGCATCGACCCCTTGCAATGTTCTGGTCAATGATTATTTGACAGTTGACCTTCGGGTTGTGGCCTTCGGGCCTCAGGGGCCACCCGTGGCCTCTCGCTATTTGACATTGTTCATACCGGCACCGCTTCGGCGGTGACCCCCGCACCCCGCTAGGACGACGGCAGTCGGACCCGGCGCGGCCTAAGGCTATGCACTGGCATGGCCATTCCGCGCCCCCGATACTCCCCGCTCCCGGCTGGCTGCTGGCTCCGGTCGCTATTTCTCATCGTCAATCAAACTACACATTGCTTTCACCAGCACACTGTCACTAGACCCCTCGGAATCGGTCCCTGTCGTTACGGCACGTTAGACCCCCCGGAACCGGTCACTGTTCAGGTGCGGCGTCAGACCTCCCGGAACCGGTCAATGGCCCGGTGCTTCGGCACCCTTCGCAGACCCCCGGACAAGGCACGGTAACCACCCTGCGCAAAGGACGCCTCCCCACGATGCTGAACAGACCCCGGACAGGGCAGGGCTTCGCCCCCGCTCAAAGGACGTTATGAACTCAGACCCCCGAAACAGGGCTGACAGTGTGGCAGTCGGGCGGACCCCGGCTGTTTGAATTTGAATTGAGCGCACCCCGATTGGACGGCGGGTGACGCTCCACTGGTTGGCTGGCCCACATGACGGGCTGACCCTTCGGGGTTGGGCGCTGCCGCGCGCCCTATTGCACCAAGCGCCCCCGGTTCTCCGGCTGGCGCAGCGGCCCCTGCCTCGCACCCGTCACCGGCCAGTGACGCGACGGTCTGCGGGGCAGGGTGGAAACATCAGGCGGCAGGGCTACGGTCCTGCCCCCGGCTGACGGTCGGAACGCCCGGCGGTCAGCCGGTGGACACTCCACCGCTACGGCAACCAGAAAAGGAACATGCCAATGAACAAGCGCACATACTACCTAGACACAGCCCACGTTGAGATGGGCGGCGAGATTTACAAGGCCATCCGCGCAGCTATGCGGATGCGGGAAGACAATTTCGAGACCAACCCGCACCCGTTCGCACTGGCCAGCAAAATGGCCGGTGAGCTTGGCAATGCCATGTACGGGCTGAACACTTGGTCAGAAGGGCGACACGCAGAAGGTGACCGCCTCGCTGAGATGTGCAGGAAGACGCACAAGTTTGTGATGGACCTGCTCGAAGCCGAAATTCGGCAGATTGTCGATGGTGCGGCCTACTCTCCCCGCGCAGCGCAGCGCAAAACGAAGGCGGAGTTCGAGGTTGCAAAATGGCAGGCTGAACTGACGCCTCAAGAACAACTTGGCCTGAAAATTCACGAAGACACGCATCGTGAAGTCGCCAGCAAGTACATCAAAGAAAGGAAAATCGGATGCTGAATATCCTGAAAAACGCCGCTATGGCGGTGACGTTCTTCGCCTTGGCGCAAGAACTTGCGCGTGACCACATGGACCACGGTGGGGGCAACATGCTCATCATCGGCGGTTCCTTCTTGGTTGCGCTCTTCTCTACCATGTCAGCACTCGACCACTTCGGGCGCTGGCGTGACAATCGGCTGGGCTATAGGCGGTTCCGCAGATAGCCACGCCCCGCTGGGGCTTGACCCCGTCAAAAACTTGTCTACATTAGTGCAGACACATTTCTCGCAAGGAGGCTCGCATGAGCAACATACAAAAACTCGCCGTTCTTACTTCAGTCAACATCAGCAAATGGTCAGCCGAAATTGTTGACCGTGACGTGACCGCCGAGGTCACCGCTGCCAAGGGTGCCGTCAAGAAGGGTGCCAAGGTCACCAAGTCCCTGTTCCCCGGCTCGACGCTGCTGAAGGAAATCAGTGACGCCGCCGACGCCGCACGCAAGGCCAACCGTAATCAGACGATGCCCTTCGCGCATGGCGTGTTCTTGCTCCCCATCAAAAACCTCGACAGACACGAGACCGTGATGGAGGCCCACAAGGACAACTTCGACGCGCTGGTCGAGGACTTCCTCGGCAAGTACGAGAACCATCGCGCAGCGCAACAAGCCAAACTGGGCGAACTCTTCCGCGCCAGCGATTACCCGCCGGTCGAGATAGTGCGCGACAAGTTCAAGTTTCGCGTGTCCTACCAAGTCATCCCTGATGGCAACCAGTGGGACGGCATGTTCAACAGTGTCGAGTTGGAGGAGCGCATGAAGCGCGAGGCCGAGGCTGACCTGCGGCAGCAGTTCGAGGATGCGCAGCAGCATCTGTGGGACCGGATGCATGACGTGCTGGAACGTGTGGCAACCAGTTGTGCTGCGTATGGCACCTACATCGACCCGGTCACCGGCAAGGAGAAGAAGAAGGGCGTCTTCCGCAACACCATGCTGGACAACGTCAAAGAGCTTGTCGATGTCCTCCCCTACCTGAACGTCACCGACGACGACAGGATTGCCAAGCACTGCGAGGAGATGCGCACAAAGATTGCCGCCTACTCGTGTGACCAGCTTCGTGACAACGAGGCTCTGTGCAAGAAGGTCGGTCAGGATGCATCTGACATCCTCGCCGCTATGTCTGCCTATGGGGCAGCAAGCTAACCCCGACGCTTTGCGTCTCAGCCCCTGTCAATAAACCGTTGACAGGGGCAACCCCGGACATTATATGTCCACCTGTGTCAAAGGAGCAGTTATGAAAAACACAGACATGAACATCGCATCCCTCACCCCCGCCAAGTGGCGTGAGTTCCTGAAGAAGTGCCTTGAGGCAAATCTTCCTGTTTTCACCTATGGACGAAGCGGCATCGGCAAGTCGTACATGTACGCCGACATCGCAACCGAGGCTGGCCTCGACAGTGCGGTTGACATCCGGCTTTCCATCTTCGACCCGTCGGACCTGAAAGGTCTGCCTGTGCCGGACGTGGCCGCTGGCTTTGTGCGCTGGCTGCGTGACCAGCTTCTCCCAACCGACCCGGACGCAAAAGTCCTCATCATCCTCGACGAATTGAACAGCGCCGACAAGATGGTGATGGGCATGGCATACCAGCTTGTGCTTGACCGCAAGCTGGGCGACTACGAACTGCCCAAGGGTTGCCGCATCGTTGCCGCTGGCAACCGCGTGGCCGACCGTGGTGTGGTCAATCAAATCCCGGCACCGCTTCGCAATCGCTTCGTGCAGGTCGAGCTTGTGCCGAGCGTTGACGACTGGGCGTCGTGGGCAACCAAGAACGACGTTGCCCCTGAGGTCATCGCCTTCCAGCGTTGGAAGCAGGACCAGCTTCACGAGTTCGAGCCTGAGATGACGGCGTTCCCGACGCCACGGGCCATCGTCATGGCGAGTGACGCGCTGAAGACAAAGCCACCCGTTGACCTTGAACTGCCACTGCTTGAGGGTTGTTGCGGTCGTGGCTGGGCGCTGGAGTTCACCGGCTTCCTGCGCACATGGCGTCAGTTGCCTGACCTCGACAACGTCATCGCCAACCCAGAGACGGCTGACGTTCCGACCGAACCATCGACCCTGTATGCAGTCGCTGGTGCGCTGGCTCACAAGGCCAACCACAGCAACTTCAGTGCCATCTGCAAATATGCACGGCGCATGGGGTACGAGTTCGCCACGCTGCTGGGCCTCGACGCCTTGGCTCGTGACGCCAGCCTCGCAACCGACCCTGAGTGGATTGCGCTGGCTGTCGAGATGAAGAACGCCGTGCGCGCTGCGGCCAACTAATGGAGGTGTACATGAACACTGACGTTCAAGCGGTCATCGACCGCATCAAAATCCAAACCGTAATGCATCAGCCCTTCTTCGGGGCTGGTGCAACCAAGATGCGCTGGTATGCTGATGACACCATCGCGACTGCTTGCACCGACGGCAAGGTCATCCGCTTCAACCCGGACTTCCTGCTGTCTCTCAACAAGCACGAGCAAGTGGGATTGTGTGTACACGAGGTGATGCACGTTTATTCCAAGCACCACCTGCGTCGAGGTAACCGCGACCCACAGATTTGGAACGTGGCTGCTGACTACTTCATCAATCAGGTGATTGTCGATGCCATCCAGATGGAACGACTGCATCGCGGCAAGACGGGACCACGCGCCTCATGCATGACCCTGCCCGACGGTGCGCTGATTGACGACCGCTTTCGTGGCATGTCCACCGAGCAAATCTATGACATCCTGTCGGAGGAAGGAGACCAACCAGATGGAGAACAACCGCAAGAACCCGGAGAGACGGGCGCTGCCGAGGGCGAGGCCGAATGTCCACCGGACAATCCGGGGCAGGGACAACCTGACGGCGGAACCAGTGATGACGGCGAGGAACAAGCGCCGACTGGAGGCCA